GTGTCCCGCCACAAAATTATTTAGATTACGCTGCTCCCGGAGAACCGAACATACCTCTAGGGTCTGAGAATCCAAAAGAATATCTCTCTCTAGCTTTGTATCTTACGTTTCCAGTTTCGAAATCACCTTCCATTGCAGTTTTTACTGGTGCTCTAACGAACATTTTCATTCCATTAGGTACATCAGTTTTAATGAAAAACGCATCAGTGTCAGTTAAGTAGTGGTTTACTACATAACCTTGTGGGATCATTCCCATGTTTCCTAATGCATTGATATCATTATCTGCAGTTCCAGTTCTACCTTGAGATTTCATCAATCTCTCAGCAGTAAATCTTAAAGCAGAAGGAACAATCATTTTCATTCCTCTAGCTGCGATTTTAAGACCTCTCTCATCAGTGAACGCTGCGATGTCAATTAACGACTGCTCTAACGATGTTTCGTTTAAGTCAGCTGCAGTTGACAATTCATTTCTGAATGTTCCAGCGATGATTGGGTGGTCAGTAGCAAAAAGCTCCTTACCATCTCCACCTGTGAAAGATGAACTGAACCCATTGTTTAACACGTTAGCTCCTTTGATCTGTTTAGCATTTGCCATAGATCTAGCTAAAGCTTTTGTATATCTAGACGCAAGTCTGTCATACAAGTTATCCTCAATCGCTTCTTCAGTGATTGAGAACGCTAAAGCAAGCGTTTCGTGTGTGTATCTAGCAGTGAAAGTTTCTTGTGCTGTATCAAAGTTTATGCTTGATCCTTCAGGTTTTACTGAAGCATTAGCGAAACCAGATAACATCACTTCTTCTTCAAAAGCTCTGTCAGAATTTTCTACATCGAAAATTTGAAGATGCTCATCTGCATAGTTTTTAAACTCCAGGCCAAATAGTGCATTCAAACCTGGCTCTAGTTCTTTAACTAGTTGTGCTCTTGATATTGCCATAATTTATATACTCCTATAATTATACGCCTGTTGTTAATTTAAAGATGTGTTCACCAGTATTGAATACAACGTATGCATTCGCATTCGCTGATGACTCATCACTATTTTCTGGATCTTTTGATATACCAATTTGTTTAAAACCACCAGATGTTCCAGAAGTCGACGTGTCTATTTCTGAAGTCGATTGTCCAGAAAGAGTGCTTCCACTCGTTCCAACAAAATCAAAACCAGAATTATTCATAGCCGATGTTCCTGTTCCATCATGTTGAGCTTCATAAACGATATAAGGATCCACATACACTGTAGCCACTATGTCTGAAGCGTTTGTGCTTGCAGGATAGAAAGCTTTAAATGTAGGTTTACTAGTTGATGGATCTGTGAAAAAACAACCTCCAAATACACCCGCTTGTTGAGTGTCTCCAGCTGCTGCTTGTTCAATACCACCACCAGCTACCGCTTCAACCACTTGACCATTAAAAATGGAAGTTCCATGGTTAGCCGCGATTTTGTACTCTTCAGCTCTGATTCTTCCACCTGTAAGATGTCTTGTAGGTTTAAAACCAAAAGCCGCGTCTTTATTAGCCATAGTATTGCTCCTTATGTACCTGCCCCGAAGGGCCTCCAGTACGGTTTAATTTATTCGTTGGGTAGGAATCGTTAAAAAATTAACTTTTCTTTGTACCACCGAAGGTTACACGAGTTTGTCGATCACTATTGATCGGCATACTTGGATGCTGTTCCTTCATAAGGTCGTTTTCTATCGCGTCATTTCGATCTTGAGTTTGTTGTCTAAAATACTCTTCGCGCGCTTTAACGATCTCGTCTGGTATCCTTGCCAGCAAAAGGCCACCAACTCCGATCACCCCCTTGTATTTACCTTCTACTATAGTTGGATAGTCAACATCAGAATATTCATCAGCTCTAACTAATTCAAATCCTGATCTGATTTTAGCTGACATGTTTGATGTGTCATCAAAACCCATCGATTCAGCTCTTATCCACCTATGTTTAAAACCATCAGGTGCAGGTGGTGCATCTAAAGATGATGGTGGAGTCCAAACTTTTTTCTGTTGTTTAACTTTGGTTTGGCTCGCACGAGAGTCTGTTTTTGTATTTTTCATATGCTTAAGCCTCCTTCGTGATGTTTAATTGTTTCGCATATTCTTCTAGTGGCACACCTAATTTTTTAGCGATTGTTACCTGAGAGGGCGTGAGTCTCACAGTTTTGCGACTAGGATTGACACTTCGCTTCGCACTAGCGACTGTTTGTGTTGGTTTAGTCGTTACCGTTGATTCAGTTGTACCAAATTTATGTGGGAAGTCAAGCCTCATACGTTTATCTATTTCAGCATAATATTCGTCTGATTGTGCATCAAACCCTTCTTCCTCGGTTAGTTTTTTATGTAAATCAAAAGCAGTATAAGTCATTGCATTATCTGTTCCAAACCATGGGTTTTTTTCTGCCCATTCTTCAGCTTTTGGATCAGGTGCTTGTGTTTTAGGAGCTATTGCTTGCTCTAAAGTTTGATATTTTTTCTCCTGAGCTTTATTTTCATTTGCTTTTTTAAGATTAGCAACTCTTGCTTCTTCAACACCTAATTTTGCAATCATTTTTTGTGCTTCTACTTCAGCAGATATATCTCCAGCTTCTCTAGCTTTAGCTAATGCTGCCTGTGCTGCTTGTAAGCCAGATGTGACTCTACCCTCCATAGCAGTTACATAGTTAGGTTCTATTGTCGATAGTTTAGTTTTCAAACTTTCTTGCTCTTCTTTTACTTTTTTAGCCCAATCAAGAGCAGCTTCTTTTTGTCTCTCAGCTTCTCTCCATTTTTTTGTTAGCTTAGCAATTCTTTTTTGAACACCTTCACTATAATCTTCTAATTCTTTTTTCTTTTCTTCTGTTTCTTCTTTTGGTTTAGCTTCTTCTTTTTTTTCTTCTAACTTTGTTTCTCTTTCATTTTCATATGTTTTATCCATCTCTTTTTCAGAGACTTCATCAACTTGGATTGTTTCCTTTGGTTCTTCTACTTTCTTTTCTTCTTCAAGGTTAATCTCTACTTCAGGTCCTGAAGTATCAATGTCAACCATTTCTTCTTTTTTTTGTTGTTCTTCTGGCATAGTTTTCTCCTTCTATGTTTTAATATTGATGAAATATATCTTCAGGGTTTTCGATGGTTGCTAATATTTCATCGTCGTTTAGCAATCTTACTTCCCCACCATCTATTTGCATTCTAGATCCAGCGTATCTTGCATAAATAACCCAATCACCTTTTTTACACCAAGGTCCCTCGGGATATCTTTCTTTGTCATAACACTGCGAGCCCATTTTTAAAACTAGTCCACATTGTGATGCAACTTGCTGTCTTTCTAAAGTTTCTTGACCTAAATAAAGTCCACCTTTAGTTCGCTCTTTCATTTTAAAAGGTAAAACTAAAATTCTCCACCCAGTTGGTTCTGGTAATTTAGAGTTTTCTTTTTTAGATAAGTCTACTTCTGGTTTTTTTTCAGCTTCTATTTTATCTAATAAAGCTGGTTTAAGTTTTGGGACCCCTTGAGTTGAGGTCAATAACGGTTCCTTTTTCATCTTTTTGCTCCTTATTATTTAGCAGGTTAGAGAGTTCCTGTAACATAATTTGATATGTATTAGCTTGTCCTAGTAAATACTTATATTTTTCCATGTTGTCAACCCCACCGCTAATTAAAATATCTCCTATTTTTTGTAAATTTTCTCTCATTAATTTTTGAAGTTTAGATACTATCACTAATCCATCACTCATAAAACTGTTCCTTTTTCTGGTTTAAAATCATCTAATACTTCAAGTTTTTCTTTTGCATTAGCTATTTTTTCTACCTGTTTATTTATTTCATCAATGTGTTGTGGATGTTCTCCAATACCAACACTATTATTTAAATAAATAGTTATTGTGGCATCTGCTTCTGCTATTTCAGCTTCGTATCTAGCTTTAAGTGCTTCTAGTATCGCCCTTTTCATTTTTTCTAATTGCTTCCTTTCCTTTCTTAAATATAGCAGCGACTTGATTTTTTTTCATAACCTTGGCACGCTGTTCTCCAACAGTTAGAATTTGAATTTTTCTAGCAAACGGCTTACTAATTTTTTTAACTTTCGCCACTGTCGCTCTCGCATCAGCTGGCGTTGCGAACTTGATTTTAACAGTGTCGCGTGGGTTTTCATCAGTGTAAAGCCTTCTACCATATTTTTTACCAGGATGTTTACCCGTTCCTTTTTTTGGATCCGCCACCGATAACTCCTTTCAAAGTTTTAGCTTGACCAGCATGTAATTTAGATGCTTTCTTCAAACCCTTAATTACTTTTTTTATTTTTGCTTTTGCTTTTTTCATATTAACATCTCCATCTTCTTCTTGCCTGACGGATACGTGAGTTCGGATCGTTTCTTGTTTTTGCTGAAGCTCTTTTGAGCTGACCTAGTGATCTTGCGCAGTATGATTTTCTACGTTTAGCAGCTTTTGATCCTGGCTTCACTTTACCAGTCACGGCTGTTTTTAATTTAGAGCCAGGATTAAGTCTTCTATAAGCTTTAACTCCAGCTCTTGTCATTCCAGCCCCTTTTTTAGTGGGTCTAAAATTTTTTTTATTTCTTGCAGGCATTGTACCTTTAGAATAATATTTTCTCATTAGATCATGCCTTTATAATATTTTACATAAGATGGATTAGAAAGATTAACTCCACCGTACTCGCCTTTTATGCTTTTACCAATATAACCAGCAGCATAGCCTTTTGCAGCTTTTGTTCTTTTTGCAAATGTTTTTACATTTGTTGGTTTGCCACCAACACCTTGAGCAACTGCTCTTTTTCTAGAAACAGCAGATCTTCTTTGACCCTCTGTCATACGTCTAGCTTTAGCTAATGGGACGCATTTTGGATACTTACGTTTTGCATCTGCTTTTTGTTTTGAACGGCCACATTTAGCAAAAGAACCATCTTTCTTTTTGCTACCAATATCTACCCACTTTTGGGCAAACCATTTTTTTAAACCGTTCTTTGCCATGTTATTTGTTTGGTCTTCTAGCTGCGCCAAATCCTTTTATTTGTATGCATGCTTTACCACCCATACCTAGACCTTGCCGTCTTAGTCTTTGTGTAGCTTCAGTAAGTCCACCGCCAGCTTTATAGATTCTACCACCCTCAGCTTTCTTAGGACCTCTAAAATCTTTTCTCTTTACACCAGATGGATCTTTAATTTTACCTGCACAGATCTTGCTGGCATATGCGTTCGCGTATGCACTGGGATACACTTTAAATTTTCTTTTTGCTGCGGCTTTACCTCTTGGACAAAGTTTAGTCATTATTTCCTCGCTGTTTGTTTTGCTCGTTTAAAGTCAGATGCTTTTGGTGCACCTTTTGCACCTTTTTTACGCATCTTACCACCACGTTTACGCTTGGCGTGTATGTTTGCGTATAGACCTGGACCAGCCATTATTTTTTCTTTTTCATTTTGGCTTTTTTCTTTTTAGCCATTACGAACTTTTTAAGTTGTGGTGGAATAGATCCTTTTTTCATAGCTTCTCTTTTTTTCATCATAGAGCCGCCACCCATTTTCTTAACTCTGCCACCCTTCATCATTTTT